TGCGCCTCGGCGCTCATCGCCGCCATGCCCTCCGTCCCCAGGTTGATCAGCGGGTTCAGCTCTAGCGCACTCTTCCCGAATAGCTCCATCGCCAGGGCATCCCGTTCGGTTTCGTTGGATATTCCACCCAGCGCCCCAATCGCATCGAAATATATTGCTTCGCTGTCCCTCAGCTGCCCGGAGCTATCCCGTACGCTCACCCCCAGCTGCCCGAACGCCTCCGCTGCCGGTGTGCCTGCTTGCTCGGCATCATCCAGGCTGCGGATCATCCGGCTCATTGACGACTGCATGGTGTCCACGCCGGTTCCGGTCTGCTCGCCGATGTAGTTTAGTTCTTGCAGGCGATCAGTGGTGATCCCCATCTTCTCAGCGGTCTCCACCAGCTCGTCAGAGTAGGCTGCCGTCTTGACCACCAGCGCCCCGACCCCGGCCACCGCTCCGGCTGCTCCCGCAACCAGCCCAACCGCCATGCCCGCCGCCAGCTTCCCGACTCCCACCGCCATCTTGCCCAGCCCGCCGACTCCCGCTTTGAGCTTGCCTTCCAGCCCGTGCAGGGCATCGGCGAACTTCTTGGTGGCGCTGGTCGCCTGGCCTTCTTCCTTCTCCAGTTTGTCGGTGTCCTTGGCCGCCTGGCCGCTCTCGTCGCCCATCTCGGAGAGCGCCTTCTCGGTCTTGCCCAGCTCGGCTTCCATCTTGCCCAGGGTTTCGGTCTCTTTGTTGAGCTTGATCTGCAATTCCTGCGCAGCGCGGCTGTTTTCCCCCTTCTCCGCAGCCACGCGTTGGTACTCGCCCTGCAGCGCCCCAACCTTCTGCTTCTGGACATCGATCTGCGAGTTGAGGGTCTTCATCCTCATCTCCAGCCCGGTGGCATCCTTCGCCCAATCGCCCAGCCCCGCCGCCGACGCCCGGAACCCCGATTCCAGCACCCTCAGCTCGCGGTTTAGCGAGCTGATCGCCGTTTTGAAGTCAGTGGTGTCTAAACTAATCTTCCCTGAAAGATCGTCAGCCATGCCCTTATATCCTATCCATCCTGTTTATCCCTGTTTCTTCATTGCACTACAACCAGCTCACCTCATCCGCGTACACCCGCCGCTCGGGCGCTTTCTCCGCCTTGCGCTTCGTCAAGTGCCCGATGAACAGCAGCAGATCCTGCACGTCCGTCTCGTCGATGTCATGCAACGACCAGCCCAGACTCTGAGCCAGCAGCACCTCGATCTCGACCATCCAGTTGATCCCGCTCGTATCCTCCCCAGCCTCCGGTACAGACGCAACATGCTGCGTCTCTACCCCTGGGGTGGCGGGTTTGGGGAGGTGCCCCCAGCCGATGCCATTATGGCCGTCATCACCGTCAGCATCTCGCCCAGGTCCGCCCCGTCTCCCAGCTGGTCAACCGTGAACTGGCCGCCAAAGGCATCCACCACCAGCGCCGCCAGCTCGTCGATGTCATCCTCGCTCATGCTGTCCACGTCGAAGTCAGCCCCGAATTTCTTCATCAGCCGCACCGACCGCTTCAGCAGCTTCCACGGCACGAACGTGCGCGTATAAGTCGCCTTCGCCTCGTTCGTCTCCGGGTCGTACAGCGTAATCTTCAAATTCGCCATATATTAGCCTCTGTTCGCCACAGAGAACACAGAGACTCCGTGTACTCTGTGCTCTCCGTGGTGAATAATCTCTTAAGCCGTCGCGAAGTTGACCACCGACTGCAGCGTATCTCCGTAGATATCGGTCACGCCAATCGCCACCAGGTAGGTCGAGCTTGCATCCAGGTTGCTGTCCGGGTTGACCGTCATGATCTTCTTGGTCGTGTCCAGGCTGTTCGTGCAGGCCACCAGTGTGCCGTCTGCCTTGCTCACAACCACGTGGGCGATCTCGCCATCCGGGAGGGCATTGTTGAAGGTCAGGGTGATCGTCTTGCTGACCGCCACGCCGCTCGCACCGTCGGTCGGGTCGCTGGAGCTAAGCGCCAGGGATGATGGGGCTGCGATGCTCGGTGTCTGTACCTGGCTGAACCAGCCGGTCGCGCTGAAGTTGTCGGTGTCCTCGTCGCCAAACACCCGCTTCACCGGTGCGTTGATATCGCCCAGGTCGAACTCGTACACCGTCGGGATGGCGGTGTATGTCAGCTTGGTGGTCTTCGGGTCAGGGCTGTCGCCTTTGGTCGCCGTCTCTTCGGTCGGGGCTGAGAAGCGCCCCTTCAGGTACTGGTAGTAACGGTAAGAGCCGTTGCTCTTCAGCGACCGGAAGCTCAGTGCGAAGTAGGGCGGGGTGGCGCTCGGGTTATCGAACACCCTCCCGCTCACCGTGTCGAACACCCTGCCCAGCAGGGTGGCGAACATCTGTGGCGGGATCCCGGTCACGGTCAGGTTGATCGCCGTCTCGCCTTCGAAGCTCATCGCATCGTAAGGCTGGTCATCGGCGTATTGGGTGGCTGCGTTGGTGGCTGGCTCCTGGCTGGCTTCTGCCGCCGGCGCCAGGTACGCTGGCGTCCCTGCGGTGTAAGCCGATGCTGAATCTGCCGTCACCTCAGCCACGTACAGCGAATCAAGTCCAATTCTTGATTTATACTCGCCGTCGTTGATCGACATAATCTTGTCCTCCTAAAGGTCTTCCAAGTAGTTGAAATCCATTGCATACCCAAAGTGCCGGGTCTGCTGGTTATAGGGCAGCTCCCTGCCTTCGAGCCGGGTAAAGCCTGCTGCAAGCATGGCAGTTTCCACCTGCGCCGGTATTGCCGCCATGCCCGTCCGGCTGTACACACTAACTTGCATCCGGTAGCTTCTCAGCTCCTCCAGGTTGTCCGCGTGCAATTGCGGCGGGTTGCTGATCACCTGGAATACCAGGAAAGCATCCGGCAATTCTTCTCCGGTTGCGACGATCATCGTATTGGCAGCCAGGGGCAACCCCAGGCCGTCCAGTGCGTCTTCGGTGATTTCCCAGATACTGCTCATTTCACCAGTCCAAACTTCTCGAATATCGCTCGCATCGCCTTGCGGGCTCTGCCCATGTCCGTGTCCAGGGTTGGGCGGACGTAAGGCTGGGCTGCCGTCGAAGATGACCCATGCTCCATGACATTGCCGTAGCGGGCCGTGTCAGCGTCGGTGTAAGCAATATCATGGATCACTCCAACCTCAACAGAATGATAGTTGCCATCCTGTTCCGGACCCTTGATGCGGATATGCTGATCCAGGTTATAGGTATCCTTCGGCACCCGCCGCTTCATCCCGTCCATGAGGATTTCAGCGCCAGCCTGTAAAGCCTGCGCAGCTGCAACGTCCACGTCCTGCCCCGCCTGGGCGATCCGCTCTAGGTACTCCTCAAAGCCTTTGGTTTCCAGCTTAATCCGGGTAGTCATCATCCGCCTCGCATCCTCTTGACCCTCAGCTCCATGTACTCGCTGCGCTCCTGGATATTGTCCACGCTGATGATCTCGAACCTCTCAGCGCCCTTCAGAATGGCGCAGGTTGGATCAACTCCCGCCCGGTAGCGGATCACCACGGTTGCCGGGGCCTCAGCGGCTTGTAGCGCAGCCTGGAAGCTCTCATTTCCGTGCGCATTCGTCCATTTGCTCCACACCGTAGCCAGCGTGGCCCAGGTGGGCGTCTCGAACCCGCCCGCCTGCTCCGTGACCGTCCGGGTCTGGATCGTGATCTGTGTCCGGAACTCTCCGGGGTTGATGACCTTGCCATTTAGGATCATGCGATTGTCACCCCGACTTCCTTCTCAAGCGTCCGCCCGTAGATATCCGGCGCCTGGTCGATCACGATCGTGTAGCTTGCCCCGGATGTCAGGCTGGCGCTCGGGTTGACCGTCATAATCTTACCCGTGGCATCCAGGCTGTTGACAGTAGTCACGGTTGAGCCGTTGGCATCTTCCAGCGTCACGAAGCTGGTCGCCCCGCTGCTCATCTCGTGCGAAAAGATCAGGATAAAGCTGGCGGTTGTTGCCATATCGCCGGATATGTTGGTGGAAACCAGGGTCAGAGCATCGCTGGGAACACCGTCCGACTCCAGGTCCAATGCCACCGCCTCCAGCTGTGCCAGGGCTGCGCTCAGCCCGAAGCCAAGCGAGCCACCCGCAGCCATCCCACCGGGGTCTTCATGCCAGCGCACCAGCAGCATCCTGGCCGCGGCCTTCGCTTCCGGGCGGATCTCGTTATCTCCCGCCCAATCCCGACCAGTCGCCCGCTGGATGTAGGCATCCACCAGTGGAAGCAGGTCCAGCATGTTGGGGTCGGTCTCTGTGGTGCGCAGCACGGTTGCCGCTTCTGTCTCAGATAGGATATAAGTCATCAGCTCACCCTCGGCAGTTCATAAGCATTATATTGCGTCGATCTCCAGCGCCAGTCATCCGGCCAGGTGGGCAGCGGCCAGAATTTCTCCACCAGCCAATCGAAGTCGTGCGCCCGGTCTGGCCAGCGGTTATGCCACCAGTAATCGAATGTGTAATAATAGCCCGCCAGTCGTTCCTCATCACTCACCCGACCCGCCACATCCGGTGGGCTCTTCCAGTGCAGGCTGGGCTTAGGCCAGTGCGCATACCAGGTCTTCTTGTTGCGCATGATCTTGCCTTCCCACGGTCCGAGCTGGGTCTTCAGCCCGAGCTCTTCCGCTTCATCGGCAAATGTGCCATAGCCGTGTTCGCTGAACCCACCGATCCGTTTGAAATGCTTGACGGTCGTGAACCAGCAGGACCCTTGGTAGCCCATATCCTCATCGATCAGGATGTCTTCCCGCCCGTTGTCATACAGCGGTCGGCTGGTCAGCCTTGGCTGGTAAGGTCTGTAAAACGGGTAGATGTAGCGCATTGCATCTACATACCTTGGGTCTTCGATGGTCCACTTCGGCGCATTGAGATAGTAGCGCCTGGGCACTACGATCCAGTTATCATCGCAATCCGCCATCAGGATCTCGTCCCACGCCTCGCCGATCATGCAGTGGGCGTCGATCTTCATCATGTACTTGCTCTTGATAGTACCCACCGCAGCATTCACAGATGGACGCAGCCCCTTTACGGTGGCATTGTGCACGATCTTCATCCCGGGATATTCAGGCAGGGCATAGCTGGGGTAGTCACCATCCAGGATGACAATCGTCTCAAAGCTGCCTGCCGCCTTCGTGTACAGCTCCTCAAGCGTCTTGGGCAAGTACAGCTCCTTGCGGGCCGGGATGATCA